GGTGCGAGGGGCTTGGCTAGATGCAGGCACAGAAAATTATCCACGTGCTGTTGGTAATAACTACTTATACAAACAAGAAACAGGATTTAATGACGATGGTTCTCCAATGACCAATGTTTTTATTGAAAGTTCAGATATGGATATTGGTGACGGCGAACAATTCAGTTTTATTAAACGAATTATTCCTGACTATAAATTTATTGAAGATGCGACTAATAATGGTAGTGTCAATATAGTTTTAAAAACCAGAAACTTTCCTGGTGATACTCTTACAACAAACTCAACAAATGCAATTAATGCAACAACACAACAAGTTTTTGTTAGAAGTAGGTCAAGACAGCTTGCTTTACGTTTTGAATCTGATGATGACGCAGAAAACGATGGTAATTTATCCATAGGATGGCGTTTAGGTGCTACAAGAATTGATATTAAATCAGATGGTAAACGATGAGTAAAATTTTACAAACACAACTACCACTAGCAAATGATGCTGTCACATCTGACGTTTTCAATCGTTTAGTAAGAATATTAGAAATTAACTTAGGTTCAGTTGATTTAGATAATGTTAGACAAATATCTGACGCTGAGAAAAATACCGTACAGTTTAATGACGGTAGTATTATATGGAATACTACTGTTGGCGTGCTACAAGTATATACGGGCAATGAATGGGTAGACATTGGAGAAAGAACATTGCCAAAAGGATTTGAGATGCAGTCAGACGTAGGTAAAGTTACAGTAACATTAGGTGGTAATGTTTCTATAGAAGTATGAACAATACAGCAGAAAATTTAATATACAAACCAAAAAATCTTTTGTTAATGTACCCAAACGATTGGTATATACAAGAAAAGACATTAAAAGCAGTCAAAAGTTCGATACAACCTATTGTTGATTTTTACGAAGATAGTGGCACAAAAGATAGAAAAAAGACTCCACTAGACAAAATTATCGAAGAACCATGTAAAGATGTATATACCGTGCCTTTCTTCTCAGAAAAGTTTTGTAGTGTTTTATTAGACGAAATGCACAACTTAGAGGAGCATTTTGGTTTTAAACCTAATCCAGAAGAGGATGATTTGCGTCAAATACCTGAAATAACTTTTCAAGATAATTGTCCAGAAATATTTCAATCTTTAATGCAAACGATATATACTATAGGAAATCCTATATTTTTGAATATTTGGAACAGGCACGTAGATAGTGGCGGAATACAAATAGCAAACTATAATTTAAAGGATAAAAAACAAGGTGCTTGGCATCACGATGCAAGTGCTGATATAAGTATGGTAGTGCCTCTTAACACAGGCGATTACCAAGGTGGCGGAACTGAATTTTTAAAACGTGGTACAGTCGAGCCATTACCAACAGGCCACGCTCTAATATTCCCGAGTTTTACTCATATGCACAGGGGACTTGCAGTAGAATCAGGAAACAGATACTTATTAGTATTTTGGTTAAAATGTAATGAGGAATGATTTGAGCATGAGAGAAATGAACAACCCAGGTGGCATAGCAGGATTAGGAAGAGGAGAAGATACCATGCTAGCCCACGTTGCTCCAGGTGAAATGGTGGTTCCACCAGTCATAACACCTGAAACCCAGAAAATAATAGAACAAGAAATGATGGCAGTAGGCCTTAATCCAAATGAATATAGGGTTGGAGACGGCATGTCCATTAACCCAATTACTGGTATGGCAGAGTTTGGCTTTCTTAAAAAGCTAGGTAAAAGTTTAAAGAAAGTAGTTAAAAAGGTAGCTCCAGTATTATCAGTAGCAATGCCTTTTATACCAGGTTTAAATACATTGACACCTTTTATGCAGGGAGCAATTAGTGCAGGAGTAGGTAAAGCAGCTGGTATGGATACAAAAGATGCTTTATTAGCTGGTTTAACTACAGGTATTGGTGCAAAAATGAAAGGTCCACCTGGCAGTGTTACTGATGCAGCATCAAAAACTAAAAGACCTCTTTTTGGTAAAGACGGCAGATTTAGAGACTTTTTTGTTAAAGGTACGGATGATAAAAACTTTATTGATAATGTATTTGGTGGTTTAAAAAGACAGCCAGCTATGACACAAGAACAAATAGACGCACTTACCCCTGAAGAGCTAGCTGCATATCAACAATCTATGAATACAGGACCTTTTGGCGGTCAGTTTGGACCTTTCTTACGTGATACATTTTTAGGCACTACAGAAGACCCAGGTTTACTAAGAAACTTAGTTGGTGGTGGTGAAGATGGAGGTGGACTCGGTGGCAATGCTGGTTTAATGGCCATGGCTGCACTTTATGGTAAAGCTGTGAAAGATAGCCAAAAAGAAAGAATGGGTGGTTTAAGTGACATTAGAACATCAGTCAGGCCTGACTTAATGCCACAGCCAGTTTATCAAGGTTTTGATTTAGGTGTAAGGCCAGGGATGAGGTATGGCGGAGTTATGGATGAACAAGAGCTCGACCTACGTATGGGTGGACCTAGCATAGGACCAGGCACAGGCACTAGCGATGACATACCTGCTATGTTAAGTGATGGAGAGTTTGTGATGACTTCTGCTGCAAACAATGGTTTGGGTGGATTCAAAGTAACTAAGACAGAAACTGGTATTGAAATAATGCCAAAAGGTAAACCAGACAGACAACAGGGAGCTAGAAACATGGACAGACTTATGAAAATGTTTGAGCAGTATAACGAAATAGGTAAAGTATAATGGGATTTTTAAGCACAATAATGGCTCCAATAGGTAGACCACAAGCTCCACCACCAGCAAGAGATATAAGAGGTCCGTTTG